CACTTACCCGGTTCCCCCTGAGGTTAGGTTCGACACTAACTGCCTCTGTGTCGCAGGCTTCAAGTCGCCACGCGAGGGCACCATGATGGAGATCGTGAGTATGATGAACGCTCGCGGGGTTGGTCACTTCATCGCGGCGCAACCTAGCGATATCCGCTTGAAGTTGCTGCCAGAGTTCACCCGACTGGGGGTGTCGTAATGGACTGGCGCATTCAGGAGTGTCTCAGACGGCTAGAGGTCGAGCCCACTTTCGTTGTGGACGTCGAAACTTCGGGCCTCGATTGGCGCTTCAACCACCCCGTTGGCTACGTGCTTACGTTTGGTCCTAAGCCCGAGGACAGCTTCTACCTGCCGGTGCGTCACGCGGGTGGCGGCAATATACCAGCGCTCGACGGTATCGAGATACCCGACACTCCTACCGGCTGGCGCGGCGATTTGCACCCGATCGAAAAGGAGATCGCTAGCATTCTTAAGAAGCGCCGTGGCTACCTAGCTATTGGTCACTATCTTGCTTTCGACCTCCGGTTCCTGAGCCGGGCTGGCATTACCTTAGATAGCAAGACCTCTTGCACCATGGTCAATGCCGCCCTGATCGATGAGCATAGCTACTCGTTCTCCCTCGACGCGTGTGCGAGGTATGCTGGCGTGGAAGCCAAGAAGGGGCAGGGCCTCTACGAGTACTTAGCCAATGAGTTCGGCGGCGACGTTGACAAGAAACAGATGGGCAACTACTGGAGAACCAACGCCAACGTGCCGATTGTGCACGAATACGCTATGGGCGACGGGACCTCGACGTGGCAGCTTTTGCGCTGGCAGATGGACCAGATAGTTGCGCAGGAACTCGATCGGGTGTACGACGTCGAGTGCAGGATGATCAACGTTCTTCATCGCATTACGAAGCGTGGCATCAAGATCGATGAGGAACGGCTGCACGAAGTCCAAACCATTTGCCACCAGCGCCGTGATACTGCCATGGCCAAGCTACCCGAAGACATGAACACGCGGGCACCCACGCAAGTAGAGAAGCTAATGCGGGACAACGGCATCACCGACTGGCCGCTAACCAAGCTCGATAAGCCTTCGTTCCCGAAAGAGTGGTTAGAGACGAACAAGATCGGTAGATCGATCATCGCGGTGCGCGCATATCTAAGCCTTGACAGCACCTTCATCACGCCGATGATTGACGAACATCTATTCAATGGCAGGGTCCACGCACAATTCCACCAGATGAGGAACGACGAATATGGGACGATTACCGGGCGCTTATCTTCAAGCAATCCTAACCTCCAGGCTATACACAAACGAAACAAAGATATCGGCATGCTTTATCGATCAATCTTCATCCCTGATGAAGGGATGGTGTGGGGGTCCGATGACTATAGTCAGTGTGAACCACGGCTTCTCGCCTATTACAGTCGTTGTCGCGTCCTGCTTGAAGGCTACAACGCGACACCACCCGTGGATGCTCATACAGCGGTCGCCAAACGTGCCGGGATTGATCGAGAGCGCGGTAAGCGGCTCAATCAAGCGATGATAACGGGTGCCGGGGTACCAGGTGTGTCGAACCTCCTCAGGTGTAGCAAAGAGGAGGCGGCGGCAGCTCTCGAAGAGTACTTCGCCGCGATGCCCGAAGTCAAGACGTTTCGAGGTAGAGCTTCACGCCGAATGAAGCAAAGGGGCTATGTCATCTGTTTACTAGGACGGCGAGCGCGGCTTAATCTTCGAAGCTCCAAGGACAAGAGCTTCACGGCCTTAAACCGACTGTTGCAATGTGGCAACGCCAGCATGATTAAGCAGAAGATGGTCGAAATCGACGAGTTCCAGCGCAGCGAGGGCGACGGTTGCGTCATGATCAACAGCGTACACGACAGCCTTGACCACCAGTTCCTCCCGGAGAAGCGTGAAGTATACCTGGAGGCTGGCCGCATCATGGCGGCGTTTGGCCCGGACGATGCGATTACACTGGACGTCCCGATCGTGGTTGATCGTGGCGAGGGTCGCAATTGGGCCGAAGCCACCTATGGGGAATTAGAGACATGATCAGCAAGCAACTGTTAAACGCCTATCTAGAAAACAACCGCTTGATTTGTATCAAGAACGTATATTCCCTAACCGATAAAGAATGGAGCGACTTGAACACAGAAGCAAATCGGTTTTGCATTACCCCTCTTGAATTCATCCGAAGGGCTCTCAATAACTACCAACGTCCATGGCACCAACGCCTATTACGGGGGGGGGTTCAACCATGAGTAAGAAGTCAGGATTACCGCCTCCGGGGAATACAAGACGCCCCGGACAGTTCAAGAAGAAGGAACTCGACGTACAAGCTCTCCTGGTAAAGACGGTGCGCGATATGGGTGGGTTTGCCTACAAGCTGTCGAACCGCTTCAAGGTCGGCGTCCTTGATCTACTCGTCCAGCTTCCCCCCTATCCTACCGTGCTGATCGAGGTTAAGTGCCCAATAACCCCGGTACACGTCGCTATCCCGGTCGCCCTGACCGCCCAACAGCGTAGGTTCATGAGGGACTACCAGTGGGCAGGCGGATATGCTGGTTGGCTGGTAGTGGCCCAATGCACGAGAGGCGGACGCTTCATGATGTACACCGGCACCGACCCCACTGTCACGGTTATCGACTTTGGCACCCATCAGAACGTCGGGGTTTATGAGAAAAAGTACCTAAGGGCTAACGTGCGGCTTATGGTCAAGCTCCTTCAGGAACACCACCCATGAACGATGAACTAAGCCTACCTCACAGCGCCGCAGAGCAAGCGGTCGTCGAGACGTTACGAAAGAGCGGACCACATGGCCCCCCTGACAAGTGCTTTCATCAGATATCCAACCTCTGGAGCGCGTATCTCGGTATCGAGGTTTCCTCCGCCGATGTCGCCCGGTTGATGGTGCTGCTCAAGATCACCCGAAGTCGTATGGGGGCGTTGAACCCCGACGACTTCATAGACGCCGCTGGCTATATGTCGCTGGCGGGGTACCTCGCAAACAAGGAACAAGAGTTATGAACAACCTCGATCTAGTCCATCCCGGCAAGGTTTCGGTCCTCGTCGGTGGTCAGTTTGGTAGCGAAGCCAAGGGAGCTGTGGCCGCGTGGATTGCCTATAACGCCTCAGAAAAATTCACCTTCGCCGCGACCAACGCTGGCGCACAAGCGGGCCACACCACCGTGATGGACGATGGTGCCAGTTTCGTGTGCTATCACCTACCTACGACGTCGATCATCCAGAACATACCGGCCTATCTCACCGCCGGTAGCATTATCGATGTCGAGCTATTAATGAAGGAAATGGACGATCTTGCATTCCATCCCAATCATCTTCATATTCATCCCCAAGCAGCGGTAATCACCGAGCGTGATAAGGAGGAGGAGAAGTCTAGGCAATCAATGGCGACCAAGATTTCATCTACTCAAAAGGGTGTAGGGGCTGCCTTGGCTCTTAAAGTCAGGCGTTTTGGTCAACCAGCGTCTGACGTTCCCGATTTGGCCACTATGATCGGGCACCGGGACGAGATCGTACGAATGCTTAACGCTGGAGCGTCGTGTATGTTGGAAGTACCGCAGGGCTTTGGCCTCAGCCTGAACCATGGCGGCGAGTATCCCTATTGCACAAGCCGCGACTGCTACGTCACCTCTGCCATGTCTGATGCCGGTTTTCACCCATCGTTACTTCACAAGACCGTAATGGTGGTGCGAACCTTCCCAATCCGAGTGGGTAATATCGATGGTGGGCACAGTGGGCCATCATTACAAGATCAACGAGAGATCAGTTTCAAAGACCTTGGGGTTGAGCCTGAGTACACCACCGTAACCAAGCGTATGCGGCGCATCTTCACGTTCTCGCATCAACAATACCGCAGGGCGCTGACCTACAATCGACCGGACGTGGTGGTCCTAACCTTCTGCAACTATCTCAAGGACGTCGGTACGCTTAACAACTTCGTCAATCAGTTGCGGTCGTCCCACGTCGCTGTTGGCGTCAACCCTCAACTGGTCTTTCAGTACGGACCGAAGATGAGCGACTTTACCCCTGATATCATCGCCGTTGGCAGCGTCATCGAAACCCAAGAATGGGCATGGGGGGCAAGCCAATGACTAGGCCAACTGTAGATGAGCCTAATTACCCACCCGAGAGGCGGTTACCAATCGAAAATCATCGCAGAACCCTTGATCGAAGGAATGAGCCTAACCGCCCACCCCTTACCACAAGCGATGTGTTCGGGATGCGTCATCAAGTGCTTGATTTCGGTTGTGAAATGGAAAAGGAGCTAAAGGCTCACGACCATAAGACCGGGTGGCGCGAATTGCCCGTCGAGGCGTTGCTCCGAAAATTGGAGATCGAAATCGAAGAGCTTCGTGTGGCGATCGAGTTTGAAACAATCACCGACGCCATGGGCGAAGCGGTGGACGTGGGTAATTTCGCCCTGATGGTATGGGACCGCTTACGGGCGGAGAAGGAGACGACTGATGGCATTTGAATTTGAGTTACGCGATCTTTCCTACGTGCCCCGGTGGTCTACGGTAAGGTTGATCAACCCCCAGAACGTGGCTGATCACCAGTACTTCACGGCGATCTATGCCCTACAGATTTGCGACTTGCTGGACGATGGTAGCGAGATCGACAGCGTGATCTCTTGGGAGGTTCGCTTTCATACTGTAGCGCTGGCATTAGTGCATGACCTGGAAGAGACTTTCCTAGGCGATATACCCGGCCCGGCTAAACGAGCAATAGTGGACCGGGATAAGCTCGATGAGTTGAGCTACCAAGAGATCGTCGCCCGATACCCATCTTTAGTCGACTACACCGCTCCTATCGGGGTGCCCGGCTACCCTGATCTCGTGCGTGGGATTATCAAGGCGGCGAGCCTAATGGATGAACTGATGCTGCTTATTCAAGAGTGGCGGATGGGGAACAATCTGCTTAAGCACGTCCAACGCAACAGCATGAACCGGCTTGAAGCGGTATGGCGAGCAATACCCTGGGACAAAGACGAGCTGAACCTTATATGGAACACTGAGATAATCGAGGCTATCGCGGCGGCGGAACACGGCGAACTCCGCCATTTGCTGGGCTGATTGATGACCATCCCATTTCCCATACCTAAGGTTGTCCGGTTACTCGACCGTCTTGATCTGTTCTCCACTAACTACTCAGCGTGGTTGGTCCAGGAAAAAGCAACCCCGGAGGATAAGCAAGAGGCTCACGACACAACGGTCGAAATCAGGAAGCTCAAAGCGTACTTAGCTTCCCTGGTCAGTGACAAGAGCTACGAAGAATGGTTACACGACGACTTCGAGAATAAGTGAAGGACCATGTGGCATTTAACCGGAGAGCCCTACACCGTTCAAACCGCCGCGCAGAATGCAGCCAACGGACGGCGGGGGTTCGGATATTTCCTTGAGCAAGGTCTGGGCAAAACCTCTCTAACTTTCAACGAGTATATCGAACTTAAGAACCAGGAACGCGTCGATTATCTGATTGTAGTCTGTATGTACTCCAAGATGGACGACTGGAAGGAAGACGCCCTTGAATGGACAGATGGAGCGCTCGACTTGTCGATCTGGCCGGATACCGAGGGCGAAGACGGCGTGATCCTTAATTACGAGATACTTCTGTACAGCGGCGGCGAGTGGCTAGAGCAGTTCCTCAAGGACTATCGGTGCTACCTAACGTATGACGAGAGTAGTCGGATTAAGAACCCAAATGGCGCGACTTCAAAATGGGCGCTTGAGTTCTCCTCTGATGCAGAGTTCGTTAGGCTACTGAACGGTACGCCAATGACACAATCGGTCATGGACCTTTATCCGCAATTACGTGCGATCGGCGAACTTGAGGGTGTTAATCGCTACGCCTTCCGTAATCGTTGGGCACAGATGGGTGGGTTCATGGGCAAGAAGGTAATCGGTGCCAAGGACCCCGAAGGACTGGCGCAGATGCTAGCGCGGTTCTCGTTTCGAGCCCTTAAAACCGACTGGTCCGACATACCTGACAAGACCTACGCGCTTCAGCGGGTGCGAATGACTAACAAGCAAGAAGACCTCTACCAGCAGATGCTCCACGACTTCTGGCTCGAACTAGATGGAGGGGAGGAAGTTTCCGCCGAATATGTGATAACCCAAGCGGAGAAGCTCCAGCAGATTTCGTCGGGCTTTGTGATCGACGAGGACCGTGAGGTCCACGATCTAATGCCCCCCAATCGAAACCCTAAATTAACCGCCGTCAGGGAGTACCTAGAGATCGCACCCGGCAAGACGATCATTGGGGCGCTTCATAAGCGAGCCGTGGACCTGCTGGTCGAGAACCTACCTGGAAACCCCGCTGTGATCCGGGGTAAGGGCGACATGAAGCGTATGGGGCGCACGATCAAGGAAGAGAAGCGCCGATTTAACGAGGACCCCAACTGCCGGGAGATCGTGCTGCAGATACAGAGCGGCGCATTTGGCCACACCCTACTCGGTGGCGATGGCGAGGATCATTGCGCCGCGACCGTACATTTTGAGAACAGTTATTCGTTGCTATTGAGGTCGCAGATCGAGGATCGTAACCACCGGTTTGGTCAGCACCTCAGCGCCTACCACCTTGATCTGGTGGCCTCGCCTATCGAGGCCAAGGTGGTAGAGGCCCTCAAATCAAAAAAACGGCTCGCCTCGGCCATCGTGGATGCCGTACGGGCCACATTTTCCTCTTAGGGACGGCCCAAGGAGGGGGTCGGGAGCGGTGGGAGCGGGGGGTACCCCTATGCTAATAGCCCATACCCCCTATCACATCGCTCCCGTGTACCTCCTCATCCGACGACGGGCACATTGGGGTTGGTAGATACACGCCCGGAGATCATCTTAAGATACGTCTTGGGTACCGTTGGATGCGATCGATATACTCCTGCATCCGGTGATTGTGCCACCGACCAACACCCCACCACCCTAGGTGCCAATGACGTGTCCCTAATCGTTCCAACTCGTCCACATGACGAAAGCCCCACACCGACCACGGATGAGTCGTTACGGCATCGTCACCGTTAACGTACCGCCGACGATGTGGAATGGACGCAAGGCTCTCATTCAGATCAGAACCTAACCCGACCCGTGGAGAGCCGCACGTTATGAGCGCTAACGGCGTACCTAGGCGGCGCTTGAGGGTAAGCCGTGCTAAGTTGGTTGCCACGGCCCCACCCAATGAGTGACCAACGTAGATCACGCGACGATGGCTTACGAACTGTTCATAAACCGACGCTTCGATCAGAGGCCAGATCGCTAACGCCGCAGACTGAAAGCCAGAGTGACCCCAGCCTAAGTCGATGTCGAATGAAGGTAAACCCCGGAGATCGGTCTTAATATCAGCGTAATTCTTCGTGGTGCCCCGCACGGCGTATACCGTGGCATCGTCGATCTTATACAGGGAGCATTGGGTCCCGTTGCTAGAAAAAGTGGGTGGATCGTCGTAGGCCCTCCCCATGAAGATCGCTAGGTCTAGGTCGGTGATCATGACCCACCATCGCTTTCTGCTAGAGTTGGTCGGATAAAACGAACTATCCGGGTGTGCCACCCAGCCAGATACTTCACCTGCTTAGGGTAACGCTGAACAAGGCGATCGACAAACAGGACGCGGCGAATTGCAAGGTCATTGGCGAAGGAAACAGGGGGAGCGCCGTTTAGGGCCTTACGCGTGATCGGTCCAATGCGGCCATCGATCTTCAACCCACCGATTACACGCTGGGCCATACGCATAGCCCGCCAACCACCATGTAGAACAGCTGCATCGAAGATCGCTTCCTTAGTCAAGTTTGAAGCGATCTTGTTGATCTGTAACGGCGTGATGAACGCCCACACGTAGATCGCCTCGGTTAGCACATCGTCCATGCGCTTGAACTCGTCCTCGTCGGGCGTATACCCGGCAGAGAGGCAATACCGATCATAGAGGCCCCACGTGATGCCCCGATTGGTCATGCCGCCTCGGTCGTCAGGGTCATCTACGAAGCCGCCTTCGATGTCGATCACGTTCCACATATATTCGCGGGTCATGGCGTCTTACCTGTAGTCCAAAGGGCAACAGCGGCAGCAACCAACCCGCTGATCACGGAACCGGCTACGACCATCATGGCCACGCCACCCTTGCCACGGTTCATCCAGTCGCGCAATGGTGCGAGATCGTCCCTGATCTCCTTAAATACCCTCGCGCACAAGGTCCTGTACCTTATCGATGCGACCATGCGCCGTAGTCAGGCTGGTTTCGAGGCCCTTAAGCCTCTCGTCCAGCCGCGCCAGAGCCGCCGCAGTTTTGAGCGATTGCTGAGCGCCGTTTTCATTACCACCCATTAGGACATCTCATCATGAATAACAAGAGCCCTGAGTTCTCGCAGTGATAAAAGACCAATACGCCGCTCTAAGCGATTAGACTTAGAGCGAATATCTCGTATTTGATCCCACAACTTACCTATTTGGACAAGTTCATTGCCTTCTTCGGTAGTTAATGCAGCGTTCTCGATAATGGACAATTCCCCATACCGTTGCAGTGTGTTGCGTTGCTTCCAATCAGGAGCAATTTCATCAATTAAGCGATACGACTCACTTTTTACCGCATCGACCAAATTACCCCGGAATTTGGTGGCGAGCCGTTCACTGCTAAACACAACCGTCATATTAGCGGGATCACAATCCCACATTCCCGCCTGATGGAGGCTATCCACACAATCAGGGTCATCGGTAGTAAGCTCAGCGTAGTAAGCGTTAGGGGCTTGTTTTGTAATAGATAAAGGAAGCAACTCCCTATGCGCCCACGCTTTCATTCCCACCGTCCCTTGTGGGTTATCGATAATCGACTGCATTTCATCAAGGCGACTTTGTGATGGCACCTCCCCATGAAGTCGATCCACCAATCGTATTGCTTCCGCCTCAATTACGACATAGTTATATCGGGTGACATGGTTTTGTGCGTCCCACGCTGCGATTATAGCCCACATTTTCCGTTCTCCTTAATTTGCTATACCGAGGAATTGAATAGAACCTACTGCTTGCCAATTACCACTTGCCCAATGTAATCGTACAGCATCTACATCGGCTTCACTAATTCTCTCTCCACCACCAGTAATATGACGAAATTGACTAGCGGTTTGATCATGTCCAGTGCCGCTCCACGAAAATTGAGTCGATTGTGTTGTTTCAGGTCGGAATATGTTGATATGGAAACTATAATTTTCCCCTGATGCATTACCCGCGCTTATATGAAGAGGTATTTCAGTAGCTGATGCGCTACCTCTATTAGCCGAAGAATTATCAGACTTGTGCACAATTCCACCAAACTGATAATTACCTGCTCCTGTATCGTAAGTAGAGCCTCCGTCAGTAGATGTCTCTAATTCAAGTGCTACGTTATCACTTACGGGTCCTACCGATGATATCCAAAGTTCATAATTGTCATAACTAGCAGGGGCAAACCCAGTGAAATCGATATTCGCTATTGCTGTTGGAGCAGTGAGCGCAATTGAAGTATATGCTCCACCGGTCGCATGAGTGTCGATCATTTCCTTGGTACCAGCTACAGTAGGATACACCGTGTCATCGGTACCTGTCACGTTCTCCGCACTCGTAGACCGCTCAACAATCCCCTCCACCGTGGTAGTTGCAGAACTCTCATCGCCGGTATTTGCACCAGACTGATTACCCAATAGCGTTTTCTCCGCATCCGAGAATTCGTTGGTATCGAGTTCACCCTCGTAAGCCGACTTGATCTCGGCCCCGGTCTGATCAGCGGTCGCTCCATCCTCGACATTAAGGATGCTTCGCGTCGTAGTCGCGGAGAGAATTTCTGGCACCCCGGTACCACCAGTATTCCGCCCAATTAATGAAGCGGTCGCCATATCGGCCATCTTGGCGAGGGTCACGCCAGCCGTGGCAACCTGGATATCGTTAGCGTTGACCGTAATCGAAGCATCGCCATTAGCAATCACATCGATGACGTTGCCCGTCTTCGTCATACCAGCGCCAGCAGTCACTGCACCAAGACCCGTAAATTGTGTAAACGTCAACGCCGTTGACCCCACCGTGATTGGATCATTAGTCGTAAGGGTCCACCCAGTATCCGCGTTTACATTTCCTTCGGACACAAACACTGCCATACTGGCGTTTACTTCGGAGTTAGCATCGGCGTCAGTCGTGCGGGACCACGCCCCGGCGGCAGTGTCGTAAAGGCCGTTTTGGCTGCCCGTGGATTGGTTCTTCATCAAGATACGGCTAGTGGAAGTCAAAACCCCATCGATCGTTTGTTCGCCAGATAAGGTGAGGTTAGCGATTGACGCTATCTGAACAGCGGGCTTCCAATCTATGCCCACGGCAACCGCGTCTACGTAAGCTTTCGTAGCCGCATCTTGGGGGTCGCCAGGGTCGGCTAGACCGGTGACCTGTTGATTATTTACCGCAACATCAGCCCCAGCACCCGCGAGAGCGGCGAGTACGTTGGTTGCGTCCGTGACGTCCGCTCCATTCTCAACATTTAGGAGCGAAAGAGTAGTTGCCTTCGACATTACCTCAGGGTCGCCGGTACCGCCGGTATTTCGACCAAGGATCGAGGCCGTAGCCATATGGGCCATTTTCTCAAGCGTCACGGCTTCAATGGCGATGGTCGCGGCAAATGATCCCGTACCGGAACCTGTGACATTACCAGTCAGAGTGATCGTCTGGTCCGCCGCCGCCCCATCCTCAACGTTGAGCAGGGTTCTGATCTGGGTAGCGTTCAATCCGATGATGTTACCCGCCGTAATACGTCCAATCATGGTCTGCTCGGCAATCGTGAGCGCCGCCGGGGTGTCATCACCATCCGCCGCTAGGATCGTGTTAGCGTTGAAATCGACCTCCATCACCGCGCCAGCCGCGTCAACGTTGGTGGCGTCCGTAACGTCGGCGGCGATTTCGATACCATCGAGTTTCGAACCATCGACCGATACGTCACGACCATCGACCGTCTCGGCTCCGGTCATCGTCAGGTTGAAGCCGTTCATAGAGAAGTCGCCACCAGCCTCGGGCGATGTATCGTCCTTAACTTCCGAGATACCGGTCGAACCGGTGAGGGACACGTCAAACGCTGTCATCAAATTAGCGAAAGATGACGCCGATTTAAGAATTATCGCCTTCGCGATAAGACGGGCATGAAACTGGAACATCGCGGGAATATTACTCGGCGCCAATGCTTCCTCGGCCTCCGAAAGCGTTCCATTCGTTGTACCGTAAACCACGAACAATTCGCTATCGGTTCCGATATATATCCAGTGAACCCCATATTTGTTGGGCGCTAAAGTCGCCAGTGATCCTGCCCCCCCGTCGTATTGCAGATTATCGATTTGCGTTTGCCCCGTGACTTCGGTAAACGTAGCCCCACCATCGAAGAAATAAGAGAATACGTCCCCCCCGGTGTTGGTATTCAAGGCGGCAGTCGTGAACGCAGTCAAACCCTCCCACCAGGAACCGGTCGACACCGCTAAGTTTCTTGTCCCGACCTCCGACGTGATGCCGCCGGATACATGGGCGAAAGGCTGGGTATCTTTTAGCCGAACGATCATATGTCCGGCATGATCGAGAACCGTGTGACGTTGTTCCTCCGTAATATGCAACGTGGTGCCGTCCCGATGCACGGTGCCGAGAAGAACGTTGGTATTAAAATCGGCTCGTTCAGCCGTCGTAGCCACAATCTGAGGGGTGCCGAAGTTGTATTCCACGTAGATATAATTGAGAATCGCATCGGTCAGCACGAGGTCATTGGCTAAGGGCCAATCAAACGAAAGCAACTGAACAAGATCATCATCCGTGGCCCTGATCATGCCGGTTCCGGCAGCAACGTCCACAGTGGATATGGGAGTACCGACCGTGATCTCGCCACCGGAAAACCATCCCGGCGAGTGATTAAGCGACAACATGGCTTCTAGATTATCGAATGTCGGCGTGTTCAACACCGGGATATCGATCTGATCCACGTCATAATCGCCCGTCGCGGCCACCACGACACCCGTACGACCAAACACACTGGACACCAAGACGCCACCGAATTGCACAAAGGTTAATTCGGTGGTATCGACCACGATCGGATCATTGGTGGTCAGGACGAACGCCTTATCACCATTAGCCGTGCCCTCGGTGACAAACACCGCAAGACCGGCGATGATCTCGGCGTCGGCGTCGGCATCCGTGGTACGCGACCACGCCCCAGCAGCCGACACGTACAGACCGTTTTCCTCGGCGGAGGTCTGGTCTTGAACCAAGATGCGGTCGGTGGAAGTGGCAATGTCGTCGATAGTTTGCTCACCAGAGAGCGTGATATTCGCCGTGGTGCCGATCCGTACCGGCTTTTTCCAATGAACACCCGACACCACAAGCTCGTCCACGTAATTCTTGTTGGTGGCATCAGTTCCCGCAGTCGGCGTCCCGGTCGACACGATGCCATCCTTGATTAAGGCTCCATCGATCGTAACACCGGTGCCAGCGGTATCTTCCGCAATGGTATCGACCTCGGGAGTTCCGCCCTTGATACCGGAGCCGCTTACGGACTGTTTGCCGTCAGCCGAGATAATACCCAGCGAAACGGTGCTAATAGACGAGGACAACACCCCAGTATCGAGCAATACGTCTATGGTGGTGAGCGCTCCGAAAGCTGAACCCGTGATAGTGCCGTAGAGGGTTGAGGCATCGACGATCTTGACGCGGCGATCGACGTGATACTCGTCCGTCTGGTCACCGACCAAAGTGAACGTGTCCGTATCCACAAACGTCGGGGTCAGATTGAGATCGAGCCATTCACCAGTATTGGCTACCATAGCGGCATCAATTACGCTCATAGCCCGCGCAAACACAGTCGCGGTGTCAATATCGCCGCGAGCAATTAAAGGTATAGCGAAAATGGACGTAAAATCGCCCGTGATCGAGTACGGGACCCCAGCCCCAGTCACGCCACTATAATTGATCGAAATCGTGAGATTGGTGTCATTCGCGATCGCAGCGACTTGGTAGCTAACGTTGTCGCCCTTCCGAATGAACCAATCACCAATCGTTACGTTGGTCAAGAATAGCGTACCATCACCGACGATCTGGTCCGACCCATTGGTGGCCGTAATGGTTCCTGTTTTGTACTGGCTCATGTCTTAACTCCTAAGGCGCATCAGCGCACGTGAGAAATGGGCCGTTGAGAATTATGAAATCCCCGCCAGTTCCTCGGTTATCGTCGGGGTGTCCATCTGGAAGATCGATTAAACCTCCCGTTGGGACCGTTACTGGACCTCCTCCAGCGTTTATAAAGAACCTACGATTAGCCTCTACGTTGAAGTCGTATTCTACGTCAGAGAAATACGCTCGGGCCAAACACCCAGTAGTGCCGGGTCGAGGGGTTCCAGCAGGCGTATCCCCCCAGATGCCAACAGCACCGCTGGCATAAGTAATGGAAGTTCCAGGGCCAAAGGTTGTCCTACCTGGAGCGAGAATGTTGGTGTCGTTAGCATAAATCGCCAGTCTGCTCGCTGTATAATTCCACGACCAACCGAACCACGACCACGTATTAAGGAAAGGAACGTAGGCCCCAACGTTGGTCACGCTATCAATGGTGGTAGCGCCATCAGCCTGAGCCATTTGTATTCGACCTCTACCGAATACGCTATCTTCTATATTTAAGAAAAACTCACCGATTGGAGCATCTATATTAAACGTAAAAGCAACGGTGGCGGATAGCTTAGCCCAGAACGCAAAGGTTCCTTCATTAGCGGCAGTAGGAGCCCCTATTAGTGCAGAACTTCGTATACCCATCTGTGTGCCGTCGCTTCGAGCAATACCTCTTATAGAAGACCAGAACGTCATTGGAAATAGCTGCATTAGGAGAACCCCCCTTGATGAACGAACGACGGGATACCACCCCGAGTAAGACCAGTCACGATATCCTTAGCATCGGTACCGGTGGTGATAGTCGGGGGGTTACCACCGGGCCATTCCATAACGGAAGTATCCAGCGTGTAGCTAGTATCAGCGAGTTGATAAACGTAAAGAATAAGCGTACCACCTTCTTTCGCGTTTATAACGTCGGTAATCGTCGAATTACCAGACAGGATGACCACTAACTTAGGATTGGCTCCGGCGTCCCACTCGTAGTCACCATCGACCTCTACAACAAAGAACTCAGCTTTACCTAGCGACGGGTTCGACGCCCCGTGGCGCACACTGTTGCTATCGCGCCCACCGCTATAGGTCCTGATCTGGACGTCAATAAAGAAATCGGTGGCAGGTTCCCCGTTCACACCATCGTCCTGGTTCGCCTCCAGCGTGTATATGAAGTTGTCGTCGGGCGAAAAATGCTCGCGTCTCACCGTTTCCTCATCTTCGTCGTAAATGCGAACTCGAAAATCTCGGAAATCAGGGCTAGGCCATCCAGTACCTGCTCCACTGCTTTCATTACCAAACTCCTCACTAGTACCCGCCGATACCATCCTCCACGAGAAGATCGCATCATCATCAGTGAACTCAATGCCGTTGGGTTCAGTAGCGTTGACTAACTCAAGAGTACCTACTGGCGCTTCTTTTAGGGGTTCCTCCCCATCTTCATCAACCCTCCGCACATTCAAGATTTCCTTGATCTGCAATAAAATCTCGGGTAGGGTTGGCAACGACGTGAATGACGGAGCAGTAAATACAGCCTCGGAGGTTTCTTTTAGGTCTAACTCAACTAGGAACTTGCCCTCTTCTAGCTTCACAATGAGCGTCTCCACCAAGAACGACTTAACTGAGAAAGCTACCCCATTTCGGGTATAGTTGATCAACATCACGTCTCCCGCGCGGATTTGGAGCGCCACCAGCTTATACGACCCGGAGAGCGTGATCTGCTGCCTTCCCTTAAGCAGCTCGATCGACAGAAGGTGCTGGGCTTGGTTCACGTCCGTGACCAACAACAAACTCTTATCACCCAGATGCTCAATGCCGTTGTCCTCAGTAACGAACGCCGCGTTTTCTATAGGCGGTATATCTAGCTCTTGCCATTCGCGGTCTGGCTCAACAAACACGCCCCGCATACCGTTCACTTTACTATCAGAGGCGATTTTGGGCCGGATGCGAAGGTCCGTACTTACGATCAGATCGTCTTCACCAAGAGTGATCGTGGGAGCTTCCCAAATGCCCACCTTGAGCGTCCATAGACCGTTCACTCTCTGCAACGTTCCGGCGCACGTGTCGAGCAGCTTATCCAGCATATCGTAAGGATTGAGTTCAGTACCAATAATACCGCCTACGGTGAAGCCCTGCGTGTCGCAGTCATTGGCCGCCTGATCAAATGAAGCAACGCTAATCGAAGCTGTGGGCTCGCCGAACCCGTACTTGGTGTTGGTCAACAAGTCGTAGATGCAGGGTACCGAATTGGTTGAATAAGCCGAAGAAGAAGTCCGAGTGTCAAAGACGATCGCTCCTTGAATTAAGGCTTGCATCGCCTCGGGCTCATCCGTGGGAAATTTAGCCTCAATTAAAGATGACTGGTAGTAGAGATAACTAAGACCTCGAAGACGATGAGCCGTGGTCCAAAATTCCGTGCCGACTTCGTTAATCAATCTGGTGTCGGCGGGTTGGCTCTCGGAACCCAAATGTTCGAACACGTCAACCCAGCCATATATCTCGTCGATATCAGCCACCTGCCCGCTATCATCCCGGCTCAACGTACGACCCGAATAAAGGACGTCTTCGAACGCATTGATCTGGTGACATGAATAGACCATGATCATATGCGTCACGTTGGTGTTAGCCGGCTTATGCGCGAACGCTAACCGACCATTCACCAACGCCCTCCCATAAATCACCGGGAGAGCTAGGTCCGGGGCGATGATGTTAGCTGGCTTAGATAACAGTCCAAGCCTATCGGCTTGTTCTCGACGGAAACGGCGTTGTCGCGTTCCATATTCTGAAAGAGGCTTGGCAACCATCACCCGCGCTCCACCTGTATCTTGGTCCTCTGGACCGATGTCACGTACTGACCACCAAGGTCACCGGAATTGCGGCGTTGAATATCAAAATCAGTCAACCGAACTACGTGATTTCGGGTCGATACGAACCCCCCCTTGATAGTAAGAGCAATCATCGAGACGTCTTCATCCAGTTCCACGTCGTCCATGGTCCCGTAGAACTGGATCAACACACCTAGTTCGGTTCCAGGATTGCTCCGATCCATCAACGCCAACCACAGCTTAGCAGCATTTCCGTGCCAATCGTCGTCCATGAATGCGAAGCGTAATCCGTTGTCGGTCCCAGCCAAGAACACGTTGGTTCTCGTGATGTGGGACTTTATCGTCTCCTCGATCTGGTCAAAGCCTAGTAGCCGGATATCGCCACTCCACGTCTGGCTCACCGCGTCGGCGTCATCAGCAGTAAGGTCGCCTCGACCGTTCCATAACCGAATGGTCCCTGATGGCAGCTCCATTTCGCAACGAATATGTGGCTTCATAAGTCCACCACCAAGCTCGGTCACCATACCAGCGGAAAGACCTCGGGTGTTTGACATCAGAGAGCCTCCACAGCTTTGACCAACACGTCGTAGAGGATCGGCGTAATGATGTCGTAAGGGAAGCCATCTTCAACCAACCTAAACGTACCACGTGCGGAGGCCCCAACCGCCACGGCGGCACCGGGTGTCCCTCGAAGTTTAGGCCATACAGGAATGCTAGCCGCGCCGTCAGCCACGTCGGCAGCCACGACGTAAAGACGAAGGTTCGTACCGTCGCTCATCGACACCATATCACCATCTTTAAGCGTACCTGAGATCGTACCGGTTAAAGGCAAGGTGTTCGTGCCAGACCCACCATTGGGCACAAAGGTCGTAGCGGTTCCACGAGCAGGAACTCCACACGCAAAGGTAAACGTGTCGTGTCGACCAGCCTGAGTAAACGCCCGCACGATTGGTGCGCCGTCCTTCTGCTCCATCATCGGGTATTCAACTTCGAGTGACCAGCGCTCACCGTCGTGTTGTTCAGCGTCCTGCGCGAAGCTATAGGGGCTCTCAAGGATCGCCGCCGCAGTTTGGGGCGTCAACCTAATACGGGTGTGAATAGGGGACGCTGGGATGGTGATAGTCATTAAGCACCTGCCCCGGCTAGAGCGTTTGCAAAGTCGCTGCCAGCTTGAATACGAGAGGCTTTTACAGCCCTACCCATGGACCTTTCGATCCTACGCTCAAGACCAAGGTCACCGCCTCGGGCGTCGATATTAAAGGTAGACCCGCTCGCCCCGGAGGGCTGCACCGTGACGTGTTCACCGGGGGTCGCCATGAACTGGACCATCTGGCTGTCTACGCCACCGTTACCGCCGACCGTGAACGATCCACCATTGGCAAACCCAACTAAGGGCACGGGGTTGGGTCCGGGGTTTGAAACACGGCCCCCACCACCTCCACCGAAGCCAAGTCCAAACGATACGAAGTTGGCGATATTCTTGGCCCCTTCGATCAGATCGTTGATCATACGACCAATCGACCTAGCAACGTCCAGCGCTACCTCGGCAATAAATTCTCCCACGGTCTTAAAAGCGCTAATGATCTCGTCTCTGAACACAAACACCGCAACACCACCAGCAACGAAGGCGGCGATTAAGGCCAGAACGGGAAGCCCTAGTGCTAAGATAGCCCCGCCCACCACGCCGATTATAGGTAGGATCGCACCAAGCGCGGACGCCATCAGACCCAGAACGATCAATAATGGACCGATCACGGCCACGGCGGCGCCGATCAGAAAGCCCCACCTGAGAAGCTCAGGATTAGACGCAGCTAACTCCCTCACCCACGCCGTAATTGAAACCACCAGATCAGTCACCATTTCAAGAATGCCGCTTTCGGCAATCGCCAAGGCCAGACCCTCGATAGCGGACCTTAGGCCCTTCATAGCCCCCTCAAAGCCCTCCATTCGCTTAGCGGCTTGCTCGGCAGCGACACCACTAGAATTTATCGCTACATTGATCTGGTTTCTAAGAGCGTCCCCTTGGCCAACCAACGCCCCAATGGCGCGACCACCCCGAATACCAAACGCGGTAAGAATATCGGTGGCGTCAGCACCCTCCCGCTGCAGCGTTTCGACGATTTCGACAAGGCTACGCATTCGACCTTCACTATCGAACATCATAACGCCAAGTCGTTCCTGTGCGTCCGCTTGATCAGCAGTAGGCTTCAATAGGGCGACGAGGGCT